AAGTTTCTTGAGCATCTCTGCGCCCCTGATAGCATAAGGCTCGTCACGATGGTTAATGTCAATATCATAGCGATTATCTAAATCAGCAATAAATTCTTTTATAACATCAACGCCATACTCTTTGGTAAGAGCCTTGCCTTCCATGACATCTTTTAAAAATTCCAAGTATCTAATTTCCAAATCTTTACTTGAAAGATTTCCCTCATTTTCATCAACCATTATATAAAAGTTATCAATTTCACTATTGAAGTATTGACGATCTTTTTTTGAAGCCTTGATTGTAAAGCCTAATTTAATTGTATCCATAACAAATCTCCTCGTTTGTGTTTATGTTATTTACTCAATATAACAGGTATTCAGATGGCGTCAACAACATAATGATATATAAAAGATATATTTTCCGCTTGACCGCATCGTATAATCTGCTATTATGAGGTGTAACATAAACACAAACGAGGAGATTTGTTATGAGACTTTATAAAAATAATGCAGGACAATGGTTTGGCACACAAGCTGAGGCACGTCGCAACTCACCTAGAGAATGGGTTGAGGTTAACGTCCCAACATCTAAGCTAGATTTACTTAACTGGCTTAACGATAATAAGGTTGGTGGCATCAGCCAGCAAACCAGCACTGAGCCAGCGCCTGAGCCAAAAGGCGATTATGGTCAGCTTAACAAAAAATCAAAAAGCTGGGTGTCTTGGGCATTGGGTAAATTGATTATGGGCGAAAAAGATGAGGCAATCAAAATGCTCAAGCTGGGTCTAGCTGAGCAGAAGGGGGGTGCGTAAATGAAAAGCAAATTTTTTACATTTGGTAATCACGAAATGTCGTTTGTCTATGCTCCAAAAAAACGATTTAAATTTTTCTTTATTAAAGATAAGGGTACTTACTTTCTGCATTTAGGCAAAATTGGGGGTTGGTACAGGTATAGGCGGTAAGCGCCTAAAGGGACGTTCTGGGTAGCACCAGATAGTATGGGTCAGCAAATCCCATATGATGAGAAGTGATGTAGCAGTCACAACAAAAGGCTCGATAGAAGTATCTCGGCACGTAATTGTCGTTAGCGAGAGAGGGCGGAGTTATCCAAAGGATATTAAACGTACTACAATATCTGACGTTGAAACTCTCCTCGCATTTACACCATTATGATATATAAAAGATATATTTTCCGCTTGACCCTATCTCATAATCTGTTAAATTACTTAAATAACATAAACACAAATGGAGATTAACATGCCTAAATATACATTTGAAGAAATTTGCAAAACTATAAAAACAGACGATGGATTAAAATTAAAAGATCGTCTTCACTTCCATTGCTTTAATCAAAATGGTGCAGTTAATGCAAAATATTTAGCTGATAAAAGAATAAATGAAGCTGTAGATGCAGGGATTTGTAAGTCAGGAGCAATAATGGCTTATGGCAGTCTTTCAAATTATGCCGCAGATAAATTAATGAAAATGACTAGAAACAAGCGCGTTAATAGAAATGACTTGAATGTCCTTATCGAAATGGCTTTTTATGCGGCAAAGAAAGCAAATGAATTTGTAGATGCTAAAATTGAGGAGATGGAAGCAGAGAACATAGATGTTCAAGTATCAGAGCTTTATAATCTATACATGGAAACGATAAAACTTCTCAAAGAGGCTGATGAAATGCCTGACAGTGATAAGCAAAAAGCCGATTACATAATGATTAGAACACGTCAAAAAGCCAATGTTGTAAAAGAATTTAAAAAGTTGGTGGCGGCATGAACATCACAATGATCAAAGATGGAGTGGCTATGGCATTATTTGCCCTAGCCTGCATTCACCTTCCAGAGATTATAGTTTTTCTGGATCAATTTATTAACATTAACTTAGGAGAATAAAATGCAGACAGGTGATAAAAGAGAAGATCACTGGATGACTAACGCATTAGTTGTCTGGAATAATAAGGGACTTTGGAAAGTAGGCGAAGTCGATGAGCTAGGTGTCGATAACTATTGGCCTTGGGATTGGGAGAGGTTTTATAAACATAAGGCTGATGCACTCAAGCAAGCTGAAGATTTCTGCAAGTACACAAAGAAGCCTATTCATATCTTCAGTAAGCAAGACACCTTTATGAAAACAGTTACTGCAAAGGAGCTAGGGAGATGACTATGCAAACATTAATTATTAAATCAATACATGAGCATGGCTTTGGTTTTGCTTTTACCAAAGATGAGCATGACCAAGTGTTTTTGCCTAAAAAACTTTTAGCAGATTTTAAGCATCTGGATTGGATAGAACCAGCAGATGAGGTGTATGCAAAAATTATACCAAATTATAAAGATAAATTAGATGGTGGGTGTAAGTACATTTGCACTTACATTACTATTGATAGGTTTGATCCAGTTTATGTTGCCAGTGTCAGGGAAAAATTAGGTGAAGTTATAGAGACAATTTCCCCAACAAAAACACCATTTGTTCCATCGTTTGAGCCAACAGTTGATAAGGGCGAATTAGTAATTGAAAATAAAGTTTACACAGATCGCATTGAAACTATATCTGCAATTAATAGTTTAGATGAATTAAGCCTTAAAATATTTTTATTTCATAATCTTGAAAGCTCAGATCCATATTTATATAAATTATTATTTAGCACGATTGAGCAAGGTTTTTTCCCAAATCGCGTTTGGGGATGCTTAAATCATATGGTTGGTAATAGTTTGTTTTCATATAGCAAACCAGAAAAAAATAAAAGCATTCGTAACCCTATATATTTTTATGATGTAATATTGAGATCCGATAAATTTTTTTTAAGTTTTCCAAACTTTGGTAAAAAATCATTAACCGATTTTAAATTATATTTAAGTGAATTTGGTTTACAGTTAAATACAGATTTAAAAGATATTAAATATGAAACATTAAAATCTTTTAATTTGCATAACAAAAAGAACGATTACTTATTTGTTAAGAAAAGGGAAATAGTATGACATTTTACACAACACTCGTTCTCACATATGTCATTGGCGGCGTGGAGCTACAAGACACCACGCTATACCGCAGTGCGCGTGAGTGTGGCGACGCATTGCCAGCAGTCTACAAGCCATACGAGAAAATGGATAGCATGGCTCAGTGCATCGAGACAAGCTACATCAGCTCGTCATTTATTGTACCAAAACTCAGACCGAAGGGATTATCCAATGGCAAGTAAATATTACCCATGCCCAGAATGTGATGGCGCAGGCGAAACGCTATTTGAAAAAGATTATAATATCTTTCATGAAACTTATCTGTACGAAAAGGCTGATTGCACAAATTGTGCTGGCACTGGTTTAATACTTCCAGAGATGCCAGAAAAACCTAACAGGCTAATCCCAGCGCTGGATGATCAAGGAAAATTTGTTAGGCGTGAAAATGATGAATGAGGAGAATTTAAATGAAAACCAAAGATTGTTACCAAGCCGTGACGAGGGCAATCAAGCTCAACGAAAATGTGCAGGAAGATCTGAAGGGCAAGGAAGTTCGGACGAGGAGCTTCTACATCTGGATGATGCAGGAGCAACTTGCAATATTGAACAACCTCGAACACCAGCTTTCGCTTATGCGACGAAAGAACAAGTCGCCCAAGCAATGAGGGATGAGCCTACATTTAAATATGAGATCATGTATTCCCACTTGCTATACAATTTTGAGCAAGAGCAAATCAAGCGTGGCCTCAGAAATAAAATAAATAAAACTTTTGAGAGGCCGCGCCAGATTACAGTTAACAAGCCTTCACACAAAAATTTTATTACCTGATAGCGATCTTCGTAAGATCAAGCCTATTCCGAAAAAGAAGTATGACGCTATTCTAAAGCATATGAAAAGTTATAAAAGATACACGACAACTATGATAGCGTTAAGCAGTTCTATTGGTGTATCTGATGTGGCGTGGACGCTTAATGTTATGTATCGTCAAAAATTAGTTGATCGTGCTTACGAGAAAACAACGCCAATTATTGGCAACGCTGGCGCTAAGTCTCTGCGTTACGTTTACTTCAAGCTAAAATAAATATATCGTGTGGGTAGTTTCATGCCCGATACTACCCACACGTCTAAATAAATCTAACAGCGCAAATCATCAAGAAGTTTATTTAATCTATAAAGCTGTTTATTACTTGATTTAATAATTTTTCTTCATCTACAAACTGATCTGGATACAAACGTGTTGACGTTTTCTTTATTATGGGATCGTCACCTCTAGCCCAATAAATTTTCTTAATGTCATACGCCACCAGAGCATACACATCAGATTTTTTATTATTGCCAAGAGGCTGTGTGTTCCACCTATACTGCCTCGCATTTCCAGTTTTCTTGCTGGCTGTTTTGACCTGTAAAGTCAGTAATTTACCGCTTGGCGTCTTCAAGTATGCATCGTCAATCTCATGTTGGACTAAAATGCAGGAAATGCCAGCGAATGATAATCTCGATAGAGCTAAAAATTCACCAGCTCTACCGATTTTATTGTTATGCGTTGAGCCACTCATAAATCTTGTTTGTCTCAGAAGTTCTATCCAATAAACCATGTGTACCACCATTCACACGGCGACAGATCTTCAATATTGTTTCGTCGTTCACACCATCGTCTGCAATGTCGAATAACTTGTTTTTATTAAAGAACCACATTGCCGTGTCAAAAGCATAATCTGTAGCCACCAGATCTGGATCTGTCATAATCTCAGGTAAGCCCATGTCAGAGCTGAATGCCCTGTAATTATTTTTCCCTGTGATCATAAGATAACCTTTTCCAGAAAATAAAGCGCCATCATTTTCAGTATTGTTGCCCATGCGACCACCATAAACTTTGTTAGCTAATGCTGTTGGGTTTCGAGAATATCCCTCGCAGGACGCCAGATCAGGAAATCGACTAGGCCAGACGCGCATCATACTATCCGCGCTGTAGTTCAGATTTTCTCTTGTATGCCGCCAGTGACCGCTTTCGTGGCTCGCCTGACCCATTAGGTGGGCGGCTCGTTCATTTGATAGCTCGAAGTGCTGGGCAATGGCCTTAGCCGTGTTCTTCCCAAAATGTCCGTCTGCCCCAACTCCAATTCTATCTTGAAGTTTTTTCATTGCTTCTGTCATAGCTATGCCTTTTTCTTTTTTCTTTGTGATTTTTTAATCGCCTCATTTGTCGGCGCACCTTTAGCATTTTTTTTACGCATTGTCTCACCACTACCAGCCGCGATCCTTTTTCGCTTGTTGTGAATATTCGTCCACAAGCCTTTTGCCGCTTTTGTTGTTTTTGACATTATTTTTTACCCCCAAAATATTTACTTACACCACGCATCCCAATTGATGCACTCACAATGCCACCAAGGCTATATTGATACCAATCAGGCATATTAGATAGTGCGGCAAAACCATCTTGCACAATTTCATTACCCCAATCACCACAAAATGCTAAAATTAATGGTATCGAGAAGAGCAGAGTTATCCACTCATCTTTCAAGCTATTATCTGTAGCTTTCATGGCGGCTAGATCCCAATCAAGCTCACCTGTCGCTATTTTCATTTTTGTTTGGGCTTCAGCCTGCTTCACAGCAGTCTTGCCCTCGATCATAGTTCCAGCAAGATCTGCAACTTTACCTAACAATCCTAGTCCAGCTATCATTTATCTTTTCCTTTCGTTAAAGCTGATGCTCCAAAGAACACAGATACTAAGGCCGCTACACTTACAAAGTATATACTCGCCATAGATCCTAAAATTTTAGCGGCTTCTGTTAATCCTAAAACTTCTGCGCCAATCACAGCAAATGGATAAAGCAACATTCCAAACAATGCGAACCAACTCATTGACCTAATCGTGTCCCTTTGCATATCCTCATCCTGCATCCGTAAACGCCTATCTTCCAGCGCCATGCGATCCCATTCTGCCTGATCAATTGATCCATTACCATCTACGTCAAATTTTTTAAATTCATCCATGTTAATCCGCCAGAGGGTTGTCTAGCGCCCTTTGTAGTTTCTTCGTTAATTTATCTTCAAGTTCTTTCATCTCGCCGCTTTGTGAAACTCTAACACGTTCTCGTTGATTTTCAAAGCGCACCTCAGCCTTATCAATCATTTCCCTGACTTTATCCTCAGTCTTACGAACCATTGTCTCAATCCGATCTGATTGCTGTTCAACGCGCAATAGATCATCACGTAAATTATTTTTAATATCACGGCTATATTCTACGCTCTCCTCGACCTTCTCTGATATGCCTGTAACTTTTGCATCCATCACATCCATTTGCTGTTGGTATGCGGATATGTCTAAATTAGCCAGCTCTTCGATCTTTTGCCACATCAGCAGGCCACCATATAAGCCAGAGCCAACTGTAGACAGGAATGCAAATATTGCTAGTATAGAGCCAGCCGTCAACTTCATGCCCCCAGCTTTAAGTTGGCGGTCAGCTAAACCATCAATACCATCTGCAATTTTAGTTGTATCGACCATTAGTTCTCAAATTCCATTTCTGAAGATTGCAAGTTTTTCATGGCGTCCAGCTCTTCCTGCAACATGCGAATTTCCATTTTGCGTTGCAACAGCTCCACCTCAAATAGTTTCTGGCACTCAATACGCTTTTTTGGTGCATTCAGTGGAATAACAATGCGAGCATAAACGCCAATATCTTTGCCTCTCGCGTCAGTGTTAAGGCCAGACAGCAGGCCAGTTAAGCCGTATTCCAAAAGTGTCGAGCCTGAGATAGAGTTTGAGCATTCAATACTGCCAGATCTTATTCTGTCGGATTGTGTATTCAGATTTGGCGTCGGTAACGCCAGAGACAGTGACGAGCTATCGGCAAACGCACTGCCAGCAATTAAAGATAGAATGATTGCATATTTCATTTAGTTCCCTCCATAATTTTTGAGCATATCAAAGATGACACAAATGGCTTAGATTTGTTATCTTTTAGTAATTTTGATTTTGTGCAAATATACATTGCTCGATCCAAATCAACTTTCCTAACATATACATCAAAATTTACTCTCGTTTTGTAATCGACTTTCATTATCCTATATTTTGACGAAAATGGAAGACCCACAAAATTTTTATCAAATACACCAATTTGGTAATACTTTACCTCTTCCCTTGAGTTAAATATAGATAACTCGTACTTAACAATTCCATCCACTGTGGAATACTGCTTTTTTGGGTAGGCTGGGGTCTGTTCGTGAGCAGATACGCCAGACCCCAATAACGTAATGATTACAAGTGCTTTTAGGTAGGTATACACGATATTGTAGCCTGAGCTGTATACGTTCCGCCTGTAAACGGCTTGCCGCCACCATATTCAGCAACGCTTGATATTGCAAACCAAGTAGAGCCAGCAGTCGTTAACGAGTAGCTTGTAGTAGCCCCAGCAGTGGTCTTGTTGGTATCATATGATGACATAGCCGCGTCACTCGTATTAACGACGCTGACAGATCCTGTCCACGTCACAGTGTCATTTAGGGATGGTGATGAGGTAAATGTTGTAGGATGCGTAATATTAGCTGTGTAGCTGTTTGCAATTGCCACATCTATCCTAACCTCTGGATGTATTCCGCCATCACTTGGGCTTGTGCTTAACTTATTTGCCGTTGGAGATCCGAATACACCACTTTTGGTTGTCTGAATTATACACTTTGCAGACACGTTGCCCACTATATCGACACTATCTGCAAAAGCTGGTGTAGCTAGTGCTAATAGTGGTATTGCTAAATATTTCATATTAACCTCACTTATTGTACTGCATGTCTACCATTTGTTCATGCTTTAGTTGTTGTGCTAAATTATTACGCAATGCCTTCTTATTATCTGGCATTTGGTTTTGACTTAGCTGATACTTGTCTTTGTATATACCACCATTTAGAGCAAGATCATAGTATGATTGCAAATTGGTTTGATTGTTAATCATGTTGATAAGCTCGTTTTGATTATAATCTTGAAACATAGTCAATGCATTCTCAGCCGACATCAGACCCAGCTCTATTTTTGTTGGCTTATCGTCGTCCTCGTCATCCTCTGGGATCTTAGCCTCGTCTGGGTATTCGTATTCTTCCTCTTGGATTGCATCGACAACTGCGTCGTCTTCCAGTGCATTATAAACCTCAACCTCTGGGATCTCTGGGATAGGTTTCTTATACCCAGCGCAACTTGGATTTAGCTGTGGGTCATAACATTCGTCAACGCGGAATGTATATACAACTGTAGCATCTTTGACAGTACCCTCGCCCTCAACTGTGATAGACCCATCACCCCAATTTTCTAGCGGAATATTGTTTAATGGAAATGACTTCGTGATTGTATTTGATGGAACGCCCGACCAATCGTCAGTCTCCTTAAATAAGTATCCATCGCCGCCAAAGTTTAGATTACCCACAGTAACCTTCATGTCCGCGTCTGTTTCCTTTTCTGTAGTGTATCTGTAAATCAGGCCATTTATATCGACGCCGCCAATTGATGGTAAGACAGATGACATCCCCCAGCTTAAACCATTTTTGGCGGCATTGGTGCTTGCCCAATAACTGTATGGCTCTGCGTTAGAGTAAGAGTAACATAAACAGAGTGCCAATGATGACACCCAGCCCAACTTTTGTTTCAGCTTGTTCATCAAACAGCCTTTCTACTAGATTTTTCTGGTCTTCGCTAATACGCGCCTCCACAGCTTTCATCTCCCATTCAAGTCTGGCCTCATCTCCTATTTTTCCATTGATTGGGCAGGGCGTGCCAGCGTTTTTCATTGCCTCTTTGACCCTATCATCGGCACATAACAGTGACACACTAGCCACACGCATTCCTAAATCGCTGAGTAATTTGCTTGCCCTAATACGTTCACAGTTTAAGTCCTTTACAGTTTTGCCGCCAGAGATGCCTAATATCTGCGTCTGTACTGCTCCTGAGATCCCCACGACGCACAAGTCAGATCCGCTTGTGCTAACTTGTGGTGAGATTGCTGATGGTGGTGGGCTTTGTATAGTTGTATCCATAGACCCACTGGAATTTATATTAGTATTCGTATTTATTGTGTCATCTTCAGCGTAAACAAAACTGCCAAAAATAATGAAAAAACTTACTATAAGAAAACGTAGCATTTTACTTCCGTTCTAATATGCGATCCATCTTAGCGTCTATTGCGTCGAGCCTGCTGAACAATCTATTCATTGACGCACTGCTATCAACTTTTGTCACATATTCCTCTCGCGTTCTGTTCAACAGAATTTGTAATCTATTCAACTCTAAAACATATCCTCGTAAAACAAAACCCACAAACGCCAATGCGAATGTGAGCGTGCCACTCCATAAGTCTGCCATTTCCATTAGTATTTGCCCTGCCATACTCTTAGATCCGCAAATTCGCCAGATGTTAATTTTCGTTTAACGACTTGATTAGCCGCCTCTGTGTCACTCCAGCTCACGCCAGCCTCTTTAAGCCAGACGCCAATCAAAGCCGCATCAACTTGTGCAATTAGCTTATGATCTGAGCCAAAAGTATTATCTGAATTTTGACGAGCGTATTCTGCGTCACGCATCATTTGGCTACCATCAAACGTGCGTTTTATGTTAATTTCGCCATTGTCAGATATTTCAATTTTTTCGCCTATTTTTGAGCTTGCCATATTACGTTCTCTTAGATTTAGTGCCAGAACATTTCCAGCGTTTGCGTGATAAATTCAATGGGCTATTTGGATTTTTAGCCGCCTTCGGAGATCTCTTCTTTTGACCAGCAGATCGGGCGCAATATGCGTCACCCTTTTTTGTGCCAGCTCTTACTCTCGGCTTACCATCACTCGCTAGGCCAGCTTGTCCGTAGCTAATTTTTCTTCCCTTAACTACTTTTACTTTTGCTTTGCCAGCTCTTGGTTTTGCCATAAATTACTCCTATTAATAAGTAAGGGGGGTTTCCCCCCCTTACTATAGTTAGTTTATGAAGTTGTGCAATCTGCAACCATGCCGTTTGCCGCTTCTGAAGTACATACCAATGTGAGTTCAGTGGTTAATTGTCTTTTCGAATTATCCCCTGTCTTACTTAGTTCAACATTTTTCATTGGACGTAGAGTAGCCACTTGCCATGTGTCGTTCTGCATTAAGAAAACATCGCGTGATCTGTTCTCTCTCACTGGCCTCAGCGATATCTCGCCCCACGGCGTAAGATATATGGAAATTGAGTTGATAACACGCTCATCAGCGCCAACCACGTTTGCACGTTGGTTGTTGTTACCAGCAAATCCAAGACATTTTGTCATGTTAAATGCTGACAAATATGCAGTCTTTGAACCTGTTCCGCCATTTTCCCAAACGCTTTGCATCACTGTATCAAACTTAGCTTGAGTGAATACTGTTTGTGAACCATCAGTACGAGCATTTGAACCTGTACCATTAGCATCTGCGCCGCCAGAACCTTTGACAGTGTTCGATGTTAACCATGTTGGCGCACCAGCAAGCTCACGAGCCGCAGTTGCAGAACCAGCAACTTTAGCATTGTTATCGAAAAGAGCCTTTTCAATATCCAATTTCATGGTTTTCCCAGCTTTGAGGATTTGATAGCTCATCTCCTTTGCCTTGGCTATTTTTGAAAGACCTTCATCAGTATCACTGATAATTATGGCGTCTTTAAAAATTTGAGTTCTATTGTTAAGGCGAGTAACACCAGCAACCGCAGTTGCAGTTGTGTCATCGCCCTCGATATGAGCATTAGCCGCAGACGCTCTTAGCGTGTCTGTTGACCATTCATGCAAAGTTGATTTTGCAGTTGTTTTTCTACACGCAGATAAAAATGGAGTTTCGTCTGGTGAAATATTATAAATAATATCTTGGATGTCCTCTTTGATACTATTAGCGTTATCGATTGAATCGAACGTATTACTAGGCTGAGCCATATTATTGTGTCCTTTCAGAGACTTAGAAGACTAACTTAATGTTAATCATTGTTTAACATCAGGCTCAATGCATCATCGATTGAACCTGTTTTCATTAAGCGCTGTTGCGCCTTTTGTTGCTCCGCTTGAATGCCAGTTGATTTTCGCTTCTTTACGCCAGCCTTAACGACAGGACGAGCTTTCTCGCCTTTTGTCTGCGTAGCCTTACGCTTAGATTTCAATTCCCGATATTTCCTCGCATCATTCAATGCCTCGATGTATCTCGCGTCAGTTACCATAGACATTTCGTCTTCAGTAAATCCGTAAGCCACACCAGTTTGAACAAGCGATTGTTTTAATGCTTCACCCTTAACAGGATCTGCAATTTCTGGAATACGCTTTCTAAGCACCTCGGCCTGCTCTTGCAGATACGACTGATGCGCCTGCGCCTGAGCTTGCTGTTGTTGCTGTTGTAAAGTTTGAACCTGATACATCGATTGATCATATGCAGTCTTCGCCTCGTCGTACTTCATTTTTTGTTCCATGTATCCGATTGGATCACTTTCAAAAAGTTCAGAGCTAGGGGGCGTAGGTGCTACCAACGATCCATTTTGTATCTGATTTGCTAAACCAAGAGCTTGCGCTTCTCGCTTCGCTATTTCGGCTTCTTTCTGCTCAAACTGCTTTCGCACTTGGGCTATTTCTTGAAACCTTTTGTTAATCGCCTTTTGTCCTGCGGCGTCACGTTGTAACTCAGCCTCTGTCCAATACTGCTTCTCTCCGTCTACTGTGACTTCGATCATTCTTTCTTGGTTTGGCTCAGTGTCATCTGCCTCTGGGTCTTCGTAGTCGATTTCGCTATCATCATCGCTGGATAGCTCTTCAGCGTCATCTGAACCCTCGTCTTCAGCTTCCATTTCTTCAGCTTCGCCGTCGCTAACTGCTTCCACTTGTTCTGGAGCTTCGTCCAAATTTTGTTCCTGATCATTTTCCGCGTCAGGTGATACGATCATGCTGTCTACAGCTTCTTCTAGGGTAGTCGATGCCATCGGTGCTACTTCCTTTGTTTGTGATCTAAAATAGTCTCTGCATTTACTTTTGCGTCGAGAATTACTTCGATCTGGTTTAAAGCCCTCACTATTGAATGAGCTTCCTCACGCGCATCAACGTCTGATGCACTACTTTCTGCAAAGATCTTCATTTGATCTTCACGAACATTTTTTACAAATTTTTGAAAAGCAGTATCGTTTTTTAAACGTCTGGCCTCTTCAGCTTCTAATCTTATAACTTGCGCCATTATTACATATTTCCTTGTGCAATGCCACCAATCATGCGGTTTCTATCTTGCTCTGATTTTACTCTGGCAACGTCAACTTTAGTGCCATATTCACCATAAATCTTGGCGGCGTCTACAAGTAAATCTTGCGCCATTTGATCGCGCTTCAAGTCATCTGCCTGAGCATTCTTCGCCATATCCACTTGCAACTTAGCGGCGTCAGCTTGCATCTTAGCTTGTACTTTCATTTGCTCTGCCTGCAAGAATGCCGCGTTTGGATCTTGTGGTTGTCCCTGAGCCTCTTGTGCCGCCTGCTGTTGTTGTAGCATTTGCATTTCGATTTCTTCAGTTATTGGCGCAAAATACCTGTCGGCATTGCGTATTCCTGCAACTGCCAATTGGTCAGCTAATGTATTGCGAATATTGGTCATCGACACTAGACCATTTTGACTGCCATACGTCTGATATACAAATTGTTGCATTTGTAGGGCTTGGTTAAGGGCAATTGCTTTTTCCTCTTCCCTGCCAGTTCCTAATCCGACGTTTATCATCACGTCCATTGAGCCATCCCAGATGCGCGGATCTACAGGCACAAACGAGCCGTTCATTCGCATCATTTGCTCTTCATCAATATTCTTGTGGGTTAGGCGCAACATAAGGCCAAATAGGTCTTTCATGCCATCGGCTAGGTTTCTCACCATTACTTCGGTTTGACCAGCTCCAGCCTGTATTGTGGCCTGCACAGCCGCCTTAGTAGTAGACTGCATTGCATCTGGGTCTAACCCCATAGAGGCTCTGGAGACGCCTGTTTTGCTCTCTACAAGCCCATCTAAGTAAGTTAATGCACTTAATGTCTGCCCAGCGTGGAATGGCACTGATAAATCTTGAACCTGACCCATTTGTTGCATACGCACGATTGAGCCAATTTCGTTATTCAGTAAATCATCGATATTAACGCCAGATGTCACTGCCATACGTGGATTATTTGTCATTGCCACGTTGTCTAATATACCACGTAAAACTGATGTTGCCGCGTCCTGATCATCCATCACTATCTCAGCTAAGGATCTACCATAGAAAGTGTGTGGCTCTGGATCTATCTCAAACTTAGCAAATGGGCATTCGTCACATGGCTCTAAATCCAGCACTTTATACTTTGTGCCGCCACAAGTTATTTTGTGTAGGATTGGCACGCCAGTTCCGTCCGCATCAATACGCATATATGCTTGGGTAATTGTCACGTTTTTCATTGCTGGGTCTGCTGGGTCTTCGTCACTAAAATCAGTGTCATATCCACGTCTAGCAAATTCCTCACTAGATGACGTATCGCCGCCACCCTCGAAGCTATCTAAACCTAAAATTTCGTCTGGATCAAAACCCATCGCTATTGCGTCGCCAGCTCTCATCTCTGTTCTATGAGCCACCACATACGCATCCTTTAATGTACGTGCGTCACGGCTAATAAAAAATTCTTCTGGTGGCACACTTTCAATGCACAATTCTCCAGCTTCTTTTCGCCTGCTAATTTTTGCGCTGTGAATAGGCATTTCCATTTCCATGCCCATCGCGTCCATCTCAATAGTCATTTCCACGCTATGCTCTAGCACTGTCACGCTATCGTCTTCGATCAGGTAGGTGTATTCATCATCAGATAAATCTGTATATGTGAATATATCAACTTCTGGGTATGTCATCCAATACGCTTTTACGATGCCTTGTTTCTTTACAAGTGCATCTTGGAACGCATCATTAATTACGCGATAACCATTTAATCTGGTAAATTCGTGGTGCATAAATTCTGTCGCTTGATCTGCCATAGCCACATCTTCTGCGCCGCGTGGTATATATTCCACTGGCTTTGCAGTGCTAAGGAAAATACGCATTAAACTTGGCTTTACAGCGCGTACTGTGTCACGCACTTTAGTTGCCACAACACTACTGCGGCCATCTTCGTGACCTAAGTAAACCTCGCCGTCGTAGTATTCCTGAGCCTTAATTCTATCTTCAGCAATCTCGCCTTCGACAAAAGAAACTGCATCCTCAATGGCATCCGAAACTATACCCTCGATTTCAATTATAGATTTTGGTTTTAGTTCCATGTTTTTTCCTACTGATTAACTGTTTCTTCGGCTGTCATTAATCCCTTATTAATCAAATAAGCTCTTAATGCGGCTTCAGCTCTTTCCTGTCCAACGCCGCTTAACTTCCTGCCACCAAGTACATTTTTAATTAATGCGTCAACATTTTGCTGTTGCATCTTGCCTGCGGCATATTTTGCTCCGCTAGTTGCGGCTGATGTACCTAGCACAGTGCCTCCAATTATAGTTGGATCTGCCATTCCTGCCTTTTCTAAGACATACGCAGAGCCGCCGCCAGTTGCTATGAGGCTAGTCGGGTTTGTTGGGGCAAATTTACCTATAAAGTTTAATATATTTTCTGTTGTTCCACCTTGGACAATGCTTTTCATTTGCTCAATTTCGTCAGGCGACCAGCCAAACTCTTTTCCTTGTATAAGGCGATTAGTAAATGTTCTAAATTGGTTTCTAAGCGCTTTATCAAAGTTAAGATTTGAGTCAGATCTATTCCGAGCAAGCTCAACTATTGTATCGAGAGTATCAGCCTTACTAGCTCTATGGTACATGGCATTGGCTATTTTTATATCGTTATTAACATTCCCCGAAACTTCCTCGAAAATATTTAATATTTTACTTATTGCTCCAGCATCAGTTCCGCCATCTGCACGTTTAAGTGCATCTAAATATCTGGCCTTTAAGTTTTTGCGAAAAGTAAGCATTGCCGAGCCATCCATTGCCTTGCCAGCTTTGTTTTTAAACATATTATATAAGTTACTAGCCCCTGCACCAATTTTAGTGTCTAACCCAAGATCTGGGTCTAGCAACCCTTCACGGCGCATCATTTGGTCAACTGCATCAAACATCTTTTGGGTTTGATCTCCAACAATTACAACGCCTTTTTGCTTTTGCTTTTCATATATAAGACTTGCCGCCTGACTTAACTCAAGAGAATTTGTTGGCGCGTCTGGATTTTTAGTTAAAAGTTTCGTTGTGAACGCATTACCGCCAACGCCAACTGTAGCACCTACAATTTCTGCCAGCATTTTTGCTGTTGGGCTATTTGGAAATATTTGCTCTGCTGTAGTTCCAGCAAAACTTGCAGGAAGGCCAATTGCGGCTTCAGTGCCAACAAATTGTGCTGGCTTATCTTTTATATAACTAGCTGTGTCTTTTACAATTTCCTTAGCCGCATTTAGTATATTTGGAGATTGTTGTGCAACTTGACCGATCTTCTGCCCAGCAACTAGAGGTGCTGACGCAACTAGAGGTGGTATTGAACCAATCATTTCGCCGCCAGATCTTACATATTTCTGTGCTGTAGTTTGAGGCGCAACGTCTGATATGGCATTACCACCAGTTAAATAGTCCATTCCTTTTTCTATACTTGCAGAACCACCAAATGGTGCATCGCCTACATCAACGCCTAACTTACTTAACCCAGCCGCCGCCATATCTACAGGAAAGCCAAATCCGCTTGCTATGGCTTGATTTATACCAGACGTTCCTTGCTCAATTATGTTTGTATCGCCGACAGGGTCGGCTTGTGATTTAGACCGCCTATTCAACTCAGCTTTAAACTTCATTACATTAATTAGGTCATCGTTTTTAGAGGCTAATTGAATGGCAGTCTGCAACTCTTCTATAGTTTTTTCTGCTAAATTAGCCATCTTTATGTACCTTTTTCTGGAAAATAAATTTCTGCGTCTTCTTTTTTAAAAATAGGATTATCCCTACTCCATGCGCGTAATTCAGTTTTAAAATTCAAATCTAATTGACCATTTTCTTTAATATATTGAGCCGCCATGTCCGCTATTAAAAGTTTTCTGTTTGCAATTTTTCTTTGCATATCAATTAATGCTACGTTTGCCTCTAAAGTTTTACCTAAATCTGGCTGTATGCTAACAACAAACTCACGATCACCCTCGGAGAAACCAGCCCCTAATGATCCACCCATACTGTCCAAAACAAGTTGTGAAGTAATGGCCTTAAAGTTTTCCATACTTGAAACATTTGCTGGATCTCCACCTAATGTTTCCACAATCTTTCTCATTTGAACTAAACCATCTGTTAACGCACCTGATGTAAAGTTTGGGTCTGCCATTAAGTTTTCTAATTGCCTAGTCCTCATTAATATATTTGCGGCGTTGTCAGCGTCTTCGTTAACTTTTTCAACCAACTTAACACCAAATTCTCCCATTCCCTTCTGATACGCGGCCTCCTGTTTATTAACAATGTTAGTAGTAGACTGCTGTAATTTTAAGAAATCAGTAAAAGATCCAGCAAAGCCGCCATCCTTAGCCGCTTTGTAATCTTTCATTTTAGTTGTTCTATTATCTTTAGGGTTTAATCTGTTTGCCGCAATTGCAGATAATACGTTGCCAGCCGCGCTTGGGTTAGCTTCAATTATTGCCGCCATGTCAGCCATGCCATTAGCTTTTAAATATTCAATTGTCTTATTTACATTGCCAGCTTTTACTCTTTGTGCGCCACGTTGCCTAATAGCATCGCCACCCCTTAGCTCTGGTAATATTAATGGGTCTAAACTTGCCGCAAAATTTTCTAGCCCAGATAATCCTGTTGTGCCAGATCTTGTGGTAAGTTTATCAAATAATCCAGCCATGCCAGTTCTTGGTTGTGGCTGACCCTGCATTTGACCTTGATTTGAATTAACGGCTGGAACAACTGCCTCAACTGCCTTATTTTGCACTGGGTACATTGTATTCATGCCAATAGATTGTGGCGTACCTTGTGGAAATCCAATGCCTGTATTGGCTTGCACTGGGTACATCTTTTCCAATTCTAATTCTTGCAGTGTCTTATTCGGAAATCCGATCATTATTTCATACCCCCGATTACATTAGCTCCGAGCTGTAAGTAGTTGAAAAGGCCAGGTTTCATGCTGTTAGTTGTGCTAGATTGGTTAGGTACTGAGCCTAGTGCCGCCAATGGCGCAGATAGTGCCTGCATTGGTGAGCCAGTGTATCCTGCATATTGAGCTTTAGCCGCATCAATAAGTGCCTGTTGCATTCCCTGTTGTAGAATACCTTGTTGCGCTTGTTGATTTTGGATTGCTTGACCAGTGTTAAATGCCTGCTGACCTAATGCACCCATTTGATTTGCCGCACCTAATCTTGCGCCTTGATTTGACATTTGATTAGCAATGTTTTGCTGTTGAGCTGACATCAAGTTATTAGATAGATATTGATTAGCACCAGTTTGAGCCGCCGCATTTTGTGCGTTGATATTTTGCAATCTAGCAATATTCGCCGCTTGAGCCGCCTGAGCTGAATTTGCACCAAACTGATCTGCCGCCGTTTGTTGCCCAATATCAAACTGTCTGTTTTGCAATGCCTGATTGAAGCCCTGCTGTCTTAGCCCAGCAACTGAATTTAATGCCTGATCTGCAAAGTTTTTGCGTGTCTCGGCTTCAGCTATCCCATGTCGAGATCCGCCAAATGCATTGGCTTGTGTCGCCTGAGCGCCCATTTGATTAAGTGACATTTCCTGAGCGCTACCAATATCTCGCAATGTATTCTGAACAACTTGATCTTCATATGGATTTTCGTATGCAGACAAATCCGATCCTGCAAGTTGTCCTGCGTTGTATCCAAAGCCCTGCTGATTACCCACAGATGACTGCATAGTTGGATTGTATCCAGTTGCTTGTATCTGCGCTGGGCTGTAGCCCATTGCCGCCTGAGTGCCTTGCATCGCCTGCTGTAATCCACCAGCCGCCGCTTGGTTAACATTAAAGTTACCTTGTGGGGCTAATGATGGTGTAAGTTGAGGGCGAGGCGTGCCATCAGGTAACGTATTGTGAAACCTTGTGCCTATATCTTGACCGCTAGTAGGCATTTTCATCATCTTCGCTGGGGCTGGCATACTCCCAGACATAGTATTCATCACGTTTGACGCCATCGCCGATCCCATCGGCCTCATTTGTCCACCACCAGCCATGTTAAGCCTCTTTTCTTTTAAAATTTGTCATCTTATTCATCCCAACCTGTCATTGCCGCTTTTTTGCCAGCCGCAGGCGTGTAACCTAATGAGTTTTGTTTTTTACGTCTACTTGATGTTGCTGGTGGGCTTATATTTATTGCCGCTTGAGCCGCCGCAACCGCCGCCGCTTGACGCTTTGCTTCTGCCTCTTGAGCCGCGATTATTCCAGCTTTTGCCTTTTCTGTTTCTGCAAGTTTTTTATTGTATGCAGTTTGGAAATCAACACCTTTTCCAAAGTCTAACGCACTAACAACTTCCGCACCCATATTGGCGAGTGTACTTGGTATGCCTGTTAGATTTGATATATTGCCTTTTATCAAAGAGCCGCCGTAAGAGCCTCCAACATTGTCTGGACGCGGTAATAAATTTCCGCTTTCATCTTCATAAAACCCCTGCAAGAAACGACCATTTGATGGGTTATTAAAACTTGTTGGCGTAATATTTGTAATGTTTTTTATGCCATCACCAAAGCCCATATTAGCTACGCCTGTCATATTCATAGCTATATCTTCCTGTGCAAGTCTTTGAGCTTGAGATAAATTATTTCTTTGCTCCGCCGTCATTGTATTGCCGATAGTGTCGCTTCTAGGATTATAATTGTTTGGAGATATAACGTCAGCTAAATCCTGCATCTCTTGCTCCCCCAGACTTGCGCCAAAAGATGTCTGCGAAGCCATTAAATCTTCAAGCCTTTGCCTATTATCATCACTGCGAGATTTGCGCCTCATCGCTTCCCAATCTAAATCGGCATTTGGATCTACATTCATTCCGCCTAAGTCACCTGACGCGGCTGGTTGTGTTGACATGATTGGAGATCCATTTGCGTCGTATCCAATTACAACATTTGCAAATCCGCCATTTGGATTATTGTAATACGAGCTGTTCGACCCATAGTCAGTAGTGTTCGGCCTAAAACTTGGGTTTTGCCCTTGCATTTCCATAGCAACGCCACTTGCTGGGCTTGCTGAATAAGCGCCACTTGGATCAAATCCAGTGTAAGGATTTACAAAGAAACTATCCAGTAATGCTTTTTGGTTTGGCCTAAAGTAACCTAATGTATCCACTGCATCTTGGAACATTGGCGCAGATGAGTAACCTGTCACACCATTTGCGTAAGTTTGTGGCGCACCCATATTGCCCATAATGTCTGTTGGGCTTGTCGGTGTAGCCATACCAAATGCGTTAGCACTATCAGCCGTATTCTGGAATGATGCCTGTTGCATTGGATTAAAAGCCGCAACGTCTGCGCCATAATATGGTGTGTATCCAACTTGAGATATTGCGTCTGCCTTTGCTAAATTAGCTTTTGCCGCATTTTCTATGTATGCTGGTACTGTTACTTCTGATGTGGTTTGTCCACCTTTTCCGCCTGACATTATGTTAGCTCCTTAATATACGACGAATGAAGCTGATCCCAGCCATGATCCGATAGTGGTTTTTTCCATCCAGCTCGACCTGTCATCGTCAATGCTGAACACCCTTGAGCTTTTGCCCAATTAATTACGTCAGTGTGCATATCCATTATTTGATCCAACTCGCCGCCGCCAAGAAAAATATTTAATTGCTTCACTTTAGGATATACCACAATTTCAGACACTATGCACCCCCTTGGTGTAGGCCAAAGTTGCATTGTGCCAGACTTAATCCCTTCAACTACATGAATAAAATCGTGAGTGCCGCCAGAATACTCTAATGCGGCCTCGATCCATTCCCTGCAATTTTCGATTAATTCATCAATTACCATGAACCACCTGTCAATGTTATGCGCTTCCAAATGTGAGCCGACCCATCGTGAGCCGCAGTGCATACATAAATATATGATGCATCCCAAGATATTAATCCAGCCTTATCGCCAGCTACACCCACACTAGATGCAGGGATTGCATTCTTTAATATAATTTCACGAAAAGCGCCTGATCTACTTATAATTGGGTATAGGTTTACCCTATCCCACATCATTGTGCCATTTTCGGATGCACTTTCCTCGCCGTTCTGCTGAACCAGTGTGGATCGAGTTTGTGATAAATGCTGAACAAGCCTTCGACCCCACGTCCGCCAATCGTTGCCAATGACGTCTGGGGCTTTTTGTTGCTGTTCGCTCATCTCGCTCCACCAGCCGTAACATTAAGTCTATTTATACCGACACGCCAATCAGCTAAGTTAGCCGCGTCAATCCTGAGTTTAACTTGCCTGCCTGTAAATCTCAGCGACGTTGGATTTGACATAGAGAACGCACCATATGAGCGCTCTTGGCCGTTAGGGTAAAACCTCGTCTTAAATGTAACTGTGACGTCGCCCTGCGTCTTCTCATCTGGGATCATTTCTGTAACTGACATTACATTCTCGCCAGTACCTAATGCAATCGAGCCACTTTCAGCAAATGGCGTAAGTGTGCCGTAATCAAAGCCAATCTCATGCTCGTACAACTTGTTGTTTTCTGCGCTTGCCCAAATAGGCTGTCGGTATGTACCCATATCATAACCAGCAGTTCTGCCTAGCTCACCAATGTACCAAGTATTCTCAACATAATTATAAACGCAATATCTGTCATTTTCTGTGCTTGATCCAGATGGGTAGAACCAGAATATTTCGCCGTATGTGCTGTTTGTTACTGCAAAAGTTTTTGATATTTGTGCGCGGTTTATATCGGAGAATACATAGTCTGATATTTCGCTTTCAATTTGTTGCACTGCGCCGCCTGCGTATGCATAAAATGAGTGATTACCCATCCAGAACGCGCCCTTATCAACTGATGCTATGGCCTTGTTTGCTATTAATCCACAGCTCGCTCCGACACGCTCGATGCCGTAGACATATGGCGCACCAATGTAATTTGCTACGTGAGCGTCCATACTTGTGAGTATTAGTGTTTGACCCTGCACACGTATGCCAGCCATAATTCTGCCACTTGTGTTAAGCTCTAAGTCGCCAGCTTCATTTGTTGCGGCTGGCGTCCATGTAGAGCTATCTTCCCTGTCACACCATTGCACCTTGCGTTGATTTCCGCCTGCGCCTAATGCAAACAAAAATCGCTCTTCAGTTACGACGATGCTCTCATTGCTTGTAGGCGCATTTGCTAATACTGCGGCTGGTGTGGAATTGCTTAACTGCCACTCATAAATTTTTCCATCATCTTCATTACAGGCGACAAGGTATTCACCCCACGTATCAAGCGACCAAGACGTTGCAGGCTGTATTCTCGCTGTGTCTGGACGAGCTACGCCGTAGGCATACTGGCCAAAGTAACTTCCGCCATATCCTGTAAATGCCTCGGCGTCTTCACGACCATTAGCTAGGCCAGATGGCGTTATATCGTGGCGCACACCCTGAGATGTCCAACTGTAAAGTTTATTATATGTGCCGCCAACAATGTATCGATCTTGGTCATTCGCAATCCAAGTAATCATGCCACGAATTTTAGCATTAGCCGCCGTGTCTGATCGGGTACGCCAGCCACCCATTGGACGCATTGTGCCATCGACCCATCGAATTAAGTTAGCGTCACGCCATCGACCTGACGCTTGTAATTCAGTGCCATTGCGGTAAATGCCAGCAGGAATGTCTAATGGTATTAGTGGCATATTTACCTCGTTTCATAAGTTGCTGTTACTATAGCATATTTTAGGCGTTATGGACAATACAACCTTTATTCTGGCTTTGTAGGCCAAGCCACAGAGTATGGGTATTCAGATTGGTCTTCAATATCTGCAATAGCTTGGCGGTAAGCTAATTGCTCATTAGTTCCCGATCCTTCCCAGCCACTTGTCTCTTCTAAGATTTTATCTCGTTTAACACGAATTAATTCTATTACTTTATTTTCTGCATCGGTATACATTAGTTTGTACTCTCTCCATCTCTATATGCTACATCAGTTGATGGGAATGCTTGTCCACTCCCCAAACCCCAGACAACGCGGACACATCCCCTTCTAGTGTTTCTTGATGCGTAGCTTCCACCCCCATTTAAGTCTACATAACCACCCCAATATCCGCCACCAAAGAAGACCAAATTGCCATTACTTTCACTTGTAGATGGGAAGTTTGTGGTATTACCAGAGCCGCCCCCACCTCTAGTGGCATTGAAACCGCTACCAGTATTGGTATCACCAGAACCACCCGATCCATTTGAACCTTGGCCAAAGGGAGCAGTGCCACCACCAGTCATACCACCGCCATAGCCAGAGCCTTGATTGAGGTCAATAACATTACCGCCTCCACCTCCGCCACCATTTGAGCCATTAGCACCATTTTGAGTAGCGTTAGGTGGAGCATAAGCCGAACCACCTGCACCGCCCGATCCGCCGTATCCCCCAGCACCGCCGCCGCCTGATCCTACATAAAAAGTTACATCATTGTTAGAGCCTGCATTGTTAAATCCGCCGTTTCCGCCGTTTCCGCCCCCATCTCCACCTGAGTAAGTGCCACCACTTCTTAAACTAGCGGCATTACCTCTTACATCACAAACACCAGCCCTATAAAATCTTGCATAACTATCATTCAATGTTACTGAAAATGTCTGACCAGCGACAACATCTATGTTGTTTTTGTAGGCTAGTCCACCACCGCCAAAGCCGCCTCCATTACTTTGATAATAGTATTTTCTGTAGGTGTTGGGGTTAGTGTTGCTAAATGCACCTTGGCCTATGCAAACAACTGATATATTTAATACACCAGTAGGTACTGTAAACGTGTAACTGCTAGACCCTAAATGCTGGTTTTCGTTACTGTCTGTTGGGTCTTGAACAAATAAGTGTGCGCCTTCTACTTCATTTCCAGAAGTTGCCCCATAAAACTCACTCATTGAGCTTTGTGAGCCAGAGCTTTTATCAATCATATCCCGAATATCAGTGTCATTAAAAGAACACTCGCTCCCAGACGAACCGCCAGCCTCAACGTGCAAATCATTTAAAGATATTTGACCAGAAGTTTGTAATGCCATCTAACTTACCTCGCTTTTAGTTCTTCGATTTCAGCTTTAAGTTCTTTGATTGCTTCAATCATTAATCCATGAAGTTGATCGTATTGCACTGTCTTGTATTCAGTCTTATCATCTTCACCCATCTTGAGGGGCAACGTGCTTTCAGTAATTGCACTTGGCATTACCTTCTCAACTTCTTGTGCTATAACACCAGCAGACTTTTTGCCATCAGCTAGGTATTCAAATGTGTAACCATTTAGCTGTGATACTTTATCTAAGGCATTGTCTATCTTCACGATGTCTTTCTTTAGACGTTCATCAGAGATTGTTGTAGAGTAAGCAATGACGTTGCCTTCAACGTGTAAATCGCCACTGTTATATAGGCGCATGTCGGTAGCTCCATCAAGAGCAAAGTCTATCATCGTGCTTTCAACAGAAATAAAATCACTGGTATCACGTCCAATTTTCTCAACCTCACCACGACAGTCGCCGCTGTTGATTTTGCCTGTTACTGTGACACCGCTTGATGTTGTTTCAAATTTCTTGGAGTTGTTATGGTATAGCTCTACCCCACCATCAGCGATAAATTTACCCATATATTCGGAATCTGTTTTTGTAATGCGAACATCAGTACCATTTGTATCAATTCTTAATTCACCAGTGCCGCTATCTTGCACATAACTATTAGACCCATCATGGTAAATCCGTAAATCATCACTGTTTCCTAACCTTAACTCGTCATTATCTTGCAAGTACACATGGTCTTGAAAAGATGCACCTTTGTTAAAGAGAGCTTGTCCAGCATCAGACATATCAAGACGAAGGACTTCTCTTTCTACGCCACCGTCATTACCTTTAAAAATAATGTCTTTGTCTTGGATTATAGATTTAAAAACAGCATCTTCACCATTTCTTCTAATACTTGCAAAGTGTAATCCACCATCCTTAAAAATGATATCAGCACCATCCGCATCAAGAATAATCTCCCCTGCGGAATCTAGTGTTAAGTCGCCGTTAGGTGCAGATATAATACCATTTACACCAGAGTTACCTATTGATAAATCTCCGTCATTTCCAAATATAGCCGCGCCACTATCATTGACGATTAAATTGTTAGTGCCTCCAACAGTAATATTACCACCAGATGTTATAGCACCTGAGAACGTACCAGTTGTACCTGATACAGCACCTGAGAACGTACCAGTTGTACCTGATATTGTTGTCCCTGCAATAGTTGACGCAGAGTTTGCACCAATTGGCGTTCCATCGATTGATCCAGAGTTAATATCAATGCCAGTTACAGGCGTCGTACCATCCAACAAATTATCGACGTTATCCAAATTGGTATTTATTTTTGTACCCCAAGTATCCTCGGACGCTCCGACTTCTGGCTTTACCAGACCATATGTGGTTGTTGTAGTATCTGCCATAATTAACTCCTATGTTTGGCCTTGCGGCCTAGTATCGTTCATCAATGTAAGAGAAAGACGCAGTAGGCGCTGATCGCATACTGCCACAAAAATGCTTAAATTGCAACATCATGCGGCTGTCCATATCTCTGTTACTTTTGGTATTAATTCCCACTTTTCAATTGCGTTGCACGTCGTCGTCGTGGATGCAGATGTTGCACCAGAAAATGACATAACTTTATTGCACGTCGCAGTGACAGATGAGGTTGTAGTTATTGTTGCGCCAGACTGATTAACATCAGACCCACTGGACGCCGTACTAGATACGCCAACAACATTGTTTGACGCAACTTCACGCACACGTTCCATGCCTGACGTGTTTGTTGCGGATGCGGCTATTGTCGACCCAGTGCTTTGCACTCTATTAGATGTGGCTGTGGCACTTGCCGTTGTTGCAATAGTTGACGAGCCAACAACGTCAAATACAAACGTAGCTCCACCAGATAATGTGCTAGACGCTGTTGCGCTTGCGTTCCTATCACGTCCAGCAGATGCAGTCGTGCCTGACGCTGTGATTACAATTGATCCACTTAATCTGGCGCGTATAGCAGAAGAGGCTGTAGCCGATACAGCGACAACTGCACCAGCTCCATCAGTGACAAATCCATCTAACCCAAAGTTATATGAGCCGTATGTACTTTGTCCAAATCCACCACGATATTCAGCCATCTATTAATCTAACGTAATATCAAGATCGCCTGCTGGTAATCTAAATACATCACCAGTATCAATTGCTTTGCTTGTCGTTAGAGCCGCGTATGCTATTAAATTACCGCCAGAAGCCGCATCAAATACGCCAACGTGTGTAACTGTACCATATGATGCAGTAGCTGTAGGATATTCAACAGATGCAGTATTTGATGCAGTGTTACCAGATACAGTGAATGCAACCGACTGACGAGCATATGCTCCGCCAGATACTTCAGTACCACCACCAGTATCACTTGGCGCGGCTGTGTATAATGCAATATGCCACGCAGTAGGACGTGTCACTGATGATGTAGTAAACACGTAGTTTAATACTCTTGTTTCGAAATCGTTTGAAAAACTCATTTTAATATGCCCTTATTTTCATTCGACGACCAGAGCCGCCGTATTTAGTTTGATCGCTGACTGCATTAATTGCGTCAACAGCGCTTTGATACAAAGCCGCCCAAGTCGTAATTCGAGCGTCTTCTTTTAAATATGGGGCTGAGTGTACCAAAGCTCCATACAAATAAGCATCTGGATATTCGCCCAGAAGCCAATTGGTTGTATTACTGTCAGATAATGCTGGAATTTTCTGGTAGTAATATAATTCTGCATTGTATACGCCATCTGGCGCTGGGTGTACTTGTAGTTCGCCAGCAGTCATTGCGTAGTATCTTGGGTTGCCTGACACGTTGCCAGCTCTTTGTTGCCTGTCTAATAATTCTGCTTGCGATATTAATTCCAGTGGGTTTGTCTCGCCACTCGTAATATGAAAGCGGATAGGCTCTAACATATCTGCTGGGATCGCGCTGTATTTCGTATCAATCTCAGCAGTGGATCTGGCTTCCATTTTCCAGTGGCGTAATCTGCGATTTAGATCAGCCTCTGCTAAAGTTATAAATGTACTAGACACAGAAGTAAGATCATCACGATTAAGAAAATCTGCGAGTGTCGTCTTTAATTCTGCGTATGTTGTTATTGGCATTGTCTAGCCCCTAGTTTTATTTCTATATATCATATTTATTAACGAGATAGTAGCCCATACCCACCAGATAAAATTTTGTTAGCATATTCTAATGCTTCTCTTCTGCCTTTTGTTCTTTCTATCTCTAAAAATGTATCGCCAACCTCTGAAATTTCATCATCAATTTTTTGTATTGCTCTTTTAGGGCTACTTTCTAAAACTTTATAAAATGGTGGAGTCATTAAAAGACCGCCGCCTGTACCTTTTTTGCGTAGTTCTGCACCTAAATCTCTGTAAATTAATGCGGCTGGTATTCCACGAGATCCTTGCAAAAATGTTTGAGCATTTCCTATTTTATCATATCCAGTGTCATACGTTGTAGAATTTTGAATATTTGTAGGGAATACACCTTTTTCTAAATCTGGCGTAAATCCTCGATACCCAACTGATCCCCAATCCATGCCTATTTGGTTTGCATCTGCAACTGCAAGTCGGGCATCAAAAACTGTTGGAGCGCCCATATCAAACAACCCAGCCCTATCCATACCTTTTAAAAAATATCCTCTTTGAGAACCTGATGGTAACATATTTAGTAAATTAAATATTGCCATTGGGTCTTCAACATCAACATCTAAATCTTTAAATGGCTTGGATTGGATTGTTTTTTTAACATTTTCTCCTTTAGCGTTTTTTAATATATTACCATTGGCATCTTTAACTGTAACACTTTTAGGAACACTTATATTTTTTATATGATTATTTATTTTAACAGCGTTTTCGCCAGTTATTGCGCTATTGCTATTTTGTAGTTGATTCCACGCCTCACCAAACATATCTCCCTGATGTTGAGCAAAATCTCCAGATTGATCTCCCATCATTGCAGACATAAAGTATGGTTTGTCGTGCTTCATAGCTTCATTAATTTTACTGTTTGTGGCTGTTTTAGCTCCAGCATAACCCTGACCATCAACATCTGCATATCTAAATCCTGCCATAGATTTAACGGGATTTAATAGGCGTTTACCATTTTGGTGAGTAACAGTTTTTCTGTCAGTTTGATCACCAACAATAGACATTACGTTTCTGCCATATAAATCTGAAATACTTCCAATTTCTGGCTCTACAGTTTCTGTTGACAATAACCCTGCACTTGTGTGGTTTCTCAATGCTGTTGGTTGCTGTTTTTCAATACTTGTATACTTTGCTCCAACTGGCAATGCTTGATCTGGGTTTAAAAAACCAAACGCAGTTGGTGTTTTTTCCAATTCGTCTGCAAGTTTTTCTCCAGACATTTCATATGGTTTGCCAACATCTGGCGCTGGTTTTTTGAATTTAAAATTACTAAAGTTAGATCCCATTACACTTGGATCAACCTCAATACGATCTGCCATATCAAGTAAGCCCTTGCCTACTTTCTTAATGGCAGGGGAAGCCGCGTCACCAATAAGTGGAATTAAACCTAGTAAAGCCGCGCCGCCCAAAACAGCAACATACCCAAGATCAGGCTCTGGCTTTTGTAGCTCGTCGTAAATTTCCTTAGCCGCCATAGCATCACCAATAATCGGCGTGGCTTCAGCTATAAATTTTACGGCGTCCATTGGGGTAAAGCTCATTGGCGTTACCTTTAAGCTATCTACATAGTCAGCCCATTCAGCGTTTGTCCCACCTTGGTATGTATTCTGGTCAAGCAGTCCCATTAAAAATTCCATCTAGCATTTGTTGCAATCTAGGTGACATTTCCTCGCTGGGTGTTGTTGGCTCATTTGTTGCGGCGTATAAATACATTAACTCAGATAAGCCATTTGGGTTTGACATAACTCTCCTGTAACTCTCAGGCTCGTTATTCATCTTGTACTCTAACATCTCCACAAATCCCTGCTTATTCGCAAGATTTGATGACATAATCGTCTGCATGACATCAACTGGCAATATCAGGCTACCCACTATTTCGCCACCTGTACCATCTGCGCGTCTAGCTGTTGTGCCTTGTGGCATCTGATTAGGAAACGACGTAATGGGATCATTGCCAGCAAAATTGGCTTGTCCTAACGTGCCGTAGCTTGTTTTTTCACCAATACGATCCATTGCGGATGTGCCGTCCATATTAGTCAATAATCCGCCGCGATATTCAAACTCGTCATTAGGCGTCAGGAAATTAGCCACACGCTCCGCAAAGCTGTTACGTCTGGATCGCTTGCCCTCATCAAGTTGATTGAGGAAGTTTAGTACGCCTCTATTTACCATAGCCGCCATTTAAGCACATACCTTTGGCCTTGCAGTTTGACTTGGTAGGGCATCCCTTGCACGTTTTCATGATAAAACCTCATTGCTGTATATTATGCGACCATATCACAATTCATCTATTGACGCCAGTATGTTACGCATTCTTTCTGAGAGCTTCCACTCGCCAGCCTTCCACCTCGCGGCGTGTTGTGCATCCTGCAAGGATAATCCGCGTTGCACATATTCCTTTATCCATCTAGCCATTAATAAATTTTTCATCTTAGGTGACAAATTTAAAAATTTTTTTTTCATGCAATTCCCTTTAAATTGCGCTTAATGGATTTATTCCAGTTATTATTATTGCCAGATAATGCAGTCGTCGCGTCCGATGCCATTGTCAGGCATAGTGCATCTGCAAGGTCTGGCGATTTTAGGCCACGTTTTCGCATTGCGTCCTTGCTCTCGGCTTTCATTTTGCCCTGACGATGTAAAGCTGTACCTAATGCTGGTTAACTCAGCCAAGAGCTGGTCATCCTTTGGCAGTTTGCAGGATCTATCTTCGAGCCAGCCTTTTGTCTTAAACCACAGCTCACTTCGTAAATTCATGTAGGTCTTGCCAAGCGCTGGTGCTTCACCAACATTAACTCCACGCACTGGCAGGCCAAGCTCACGCAATCTATCGACTACACCGCCGCCAACGCCAATACTATCGACCAGTATGTCTGATGGCCTCATGCTGGGCTGTAATCCCTCATATTCCGCCATAACTCGACCCACAGTTTGCATTAAGTCTAATCCCTGCCACGCCTCAATATCTGTGACGACGTTGCCATATCTTTTGCAAAGCGCAGTTTTATCAGTACCAAACCTCGCCACGTCCAAGCCCCACACTGGTTTTATATCTGGCGTCATCTCAATATCACGATGCGTCGCGCTCTGGGCTAGGTGAAATGGTATGATCGTATCGTCATCAGCCATAGGAAATTCGCCAAGTACACGTATTCGGAATGCATTGCTTTCCTCGCCGTATCGCTCACGCATTTCCTCGACAAACTCAGTCAGACACAAGTGGGCTATCGACGCACGACCAGCGCCTCGTCCACCAGCTCTTGGACATTCTGGTTTGGCTTTCGTAAAATGTGCCAGAGGATCTCGTCGGGTTTGACTAGCAATAGCGTGGTTGCGCTGTGACCAGACATTGACCCAGCCGCCGCTTCAAAAACTTTCTCAGGCACACCAGATGCCTCATCAACTACCAATAAAACATTTTCGGAATGCACACCAGCTAATGCCTCTGGCGTTTCTGCGCGTGACGTTCTGGCTGATATAAATGCCTCGGAAGCGGCTGACGTTAGTTCTACACGATCTGACTTAACAGTTAGCAATTGCTGTAGATGGGGTGGCAACTCGTTAATCCATCGTTTTAGCTCGGCAAACAATGCGTCAAACAATTGGCTGGACGTGGGCGCTGTGACTACAACCTTATTTGGGAAACGCAGGAGCAAGTACCAAAGCATTGCCCAAGATGCCGACGTTGATTTCCCTGTACCATGCCCAGACCTGACAGACATCTTACGCTCGCCATTAGCTATAGCATCGAGAAACTCTTCCTGATAATTATATGGCGTAGCGCCCAGCACCTCTTTAACAAATAGCACTGGATCGTCACGATAACGCAGGACAAATTCTGTTAACGGGTTATCACTCATCGGTTACATCCTCATAATCCACGTCAATCGTCTTGGCTTCGCGCTCCTGATCTTCCTTATGGATAGCCGCCAAGTCAGAATTAACTTTGCGTAAGGCGTCTAAATGCATGTCGCCAACTGAGATATTTACGTTTGTCTGTGGCCTCGTTCCATATCTATCTTGGTTATACGAGCTTGCCATAAATTTACGCCATTGCACCTTCTCTCTCGTTGCGGCTATCTCACTGCTTGTCGAGCCGCCATCCAAATCATCTACCATTGTTAAGCCTTGCTCGACTAGGGCATCTGCGGCGTGGCGTCTGGCTTCGTTCATGGCCTTCTCATATTCTGGCACTTTATTCAGTGATGAGCCAAGATATTGTCTGGAACAGCCATATTCTACAGCCATTTTCGTCAAAGTATTACCTGATGCGATTTGCTCAAACAAGTAATCTACGCCGCCTTTCTTCTCAACATCTGCGAGGATCTTCCTTCGTAATGCCTTGCCAGCCATTAATATTCTCCAATTTTTTTAAATTTTACAATAGGTAAGCATTATATTGCAAGGGGGTATGGGGGGGTCATTCGTGTGCGTGAAAATGTGAATAACACTCCCCCTAGCTGGGCGAGACGTGGGGGGGGTCATTTTTTTGCTCAAATCTGCTAGTTTCGGATAAATGGAACAACGCATAGCTCATAATAGCCTTATTTTACTGCAAAATCGCCTAACCTATTGATTTCATTAGATATACTGCGGATTTAGCCCATAATATCCGATAATGTATATTATGTTAACTTTCAGATTATCCGAATGATTGACATAAGAATTGCTATTTGTTACGCGCCCACGCGCCTGCGACGACGCATCAATGTCTTTTTTATACAGCAATGCTACCAACATTAGTGCAACTGCCTCGCCTTATCCTCTGCATTCTGATCGTGTAATTCAATGAGTGCCTCTGCCAGCGATTGGATAACAACGTCAGCTCCAACGATATGCAATCGATCTGTTATGAAGTCACACAGTATATCCAGCTCATGATCATTCTCGTCAGTATTCTTACAGTGAAGATCTAGCGTTAATTTAATGTTAAACTCTGACACGTCATCTAACCTTGTAATGTGACCGCGTAGCTCGGAAGAGGAGGAGAAGCTACGCGGTCTAGTTCAGTGGGAAACATGTTGTAAATGCAAAAACAACACGTTTAGAGGGAGGAGAACCCACTGACTATAGTATGCCTCAAGAGAGGCGTTGTTTCAAGCCTATGTGACCTCATTTGATAGCTCGTAAGCCAGCGCAAGATAACCGCACCCATCGACAGAGCTATCCTGATGCACGCCGTTACGCATCCTAGCAATCTTTAACAGCGCCATCATATTTGCCACGTCGTATGCCGACACATGCCTACCGAGATACGCCGTCCACATAGTCGCAATACAATTGAAGTTCTCCTCTGCGCTTCCGTACTGCCTAGCACGATCCCCTGTTATGAGAATGTTTGCCTTCGACAGTATGTCCGACCTCACCATACTTTGTTCTTCCATTGCTTGATCCCCCTCGCCCTCGCTCGTCCCTCGCTTGCTACCAGCCGTTCTAATGTTAATCTCTTTCTTCATCTTATGCTCCATAATTCTTAACCCCGATTTTCCCCTACTATTATTTACCTACTATTATATTATACCTATAGGTATAATAATATAATAATAGGTTTGGTACGATATACTATTTAGAATTAATAGGTTGTCCTCTAAGTTATTGATATTGTTATTATTAATGCTAATTAATAGGTAATTAATAGGTCTAATATTACTTCATTTTACCAAAATCATCAGTGAACCAAATATTGCCCTCATTTTGGACAATATGACCCCCAGATATCAGCCCATTTATTGCCTGCTTGTATGTGCTGGATGGATTAGATACGCCAGAAACTTTGCCTAAAAAATGCTTCTTTATGACGTCTTCCTCAATCATCCAGAACGTGCTTGGCTCAGGATATCCTAAACCTGATGGATTAGCCCTACCAATACCCTCGCCTCGTAGCTGTTGGAAGCACGTCTTAAATAGGATCTGTTGCTTACCCTTGATGGCTTTCTTGTTAGCCTTATCGACATCACCCTCACTAGCTGGAATAATCACGCAAGTCGTGACAGGATCGCCATCCATATCATTGCCCAGCTCAATCACCTTCAGCTTAAAGTGAAACTTCCTGCCGCCTTCCAGATCTCTCTGTTTGGTAGCCAGAGCAGTTCGCAGACCTGTCGCCTCGTCATAACTCAGCTCTATCTCAGTTTCCACAGCCGCACGTAATGAGCTGTGACCACGCGCCTTTGCTTCCAGATTTTTACCTGAGTGATGCACCAGCATGAGATGTGCGCTCGTTGTAGCCCTAATCTTATCCACAGCAGAAATCACAGCAGTTGCACTTGCAGGAGAATTTTCATCGCCAGCAGGCATTGATCGAGATAACGTATCCACAACAATCATTGCAATGTCGCCATACAGCCTTTTGATCTCGTCACACAAATCACAAATTTTATTCACGTCAACTTCACCATCCAGCAAATTGAGTGGCAATGGCCTCACAGCCAGCTTAACGTCTTTATGCTCTGGATACTGCTGTTTAAGCGCCACAATACGATTATGCGTGGTTGTGCCGCCTTCCAGAGCCAAGAATAGCACCACGCCGCCCTTTACTTTGTTTCCGTGCCAATCTTGGCTTGCAGATACATGCCACGCAATGTCCTGCACGAAAAACGATTTACCCTACGTTAGATGCGCCGTACACCATCGACAACTGCCCCTGACCAAACCAGCCCTTCACTAAGTAGCTCCTATCGAGCTGTGCGACTGCATCATTAGGGAAGAACACCTGATCGAGCAGGCTCTTTATTTCCAGAGCCTTTGCCGTAGCCTCTTTACCACGATTGACCCACATATCAGAGAAATCCCAGCCCTTCGACGTCAGGCACAACAGATTGCACATTATGATCATTAACGCACTTCTCAATGGCCTTCATGCCAGCCTCGTCGTTATCTCCAGCCACCACAATGCGTAAATTTGGACGTGCCTCGTAAAGCTCACCTATCACAGCAGGTAAGATTACCAGCAGACAATGCGAATACTGTTGGCCTGCCTGTAGCCAGATGCACTGACATTGCAGTTGCCCAGCCCTCGCAAACGTAAATTAAATCGTCTAATTTTCCGCCAATAACGCTAAAATTTCCGACAACTGGCATACCAGTAGAAAATTTCTTTGATCCTGCTGGATCAATATTCTGGACGCCCACACGTTTGCCCTGAGAGTTTATCACAGGAATGACCAGCAAGTTACCATCTATCTTAGCGTTACCAAGCCCGATCTTTTTCTTGATCAGGTATGGATGCGACGCCTCTGGCTCAGGCTCAGGCCAGCTAATTGTGTATTCTCTTGTCACTGGCTTCTCATTTTCATCAGGCCACAATCCTTGGTTTCTCAGTGCGTCCTTTATGCCAGCAAAGTCATGAGCATTTACTGACAGCTACCATCACGTCGCAGTTCTGAGCATCTTCCCTGATCCAGAAACGATCTACACCTTGGCATACTGGGCAAGCCCCATGATATTCGCCAATGGCAGTCTTTTTCAATGATAATGCACTTATAATTTTACTTGAATACTGATCCCAGTTTGCATTTGGGTATTTCGTGTTTTGCATTTTATCCCCTATTAATTTACGAGTGATATGAATTTACTCGATTACGTGTTTTAAAAAAGCCTTCATGCTCTGGATTTTCGTCCATGAATTTACGAGCATAATGGCTAATCCATCCATCATCAATTTTATGATCGCCAGTTCCAGACATCATTGTCTCCCAGCGCACCCTATGAAATATACATTTTGCTGAGTAATATTCACGCTTCTCAGTTACAATCAGTGCAAAATGTTTAAACTGCTCGTAAATGTGTGGGTTTTGCGTATCGTATATTTTAAAATTTTCTTTTGACCATTTTCCGTTTGTCATAATATTCTCCTTTTATATGGACGTTAGACAAAACCTCGATCAGTTCTGTCTAACGCTGTGATTAATTTAAAATGGTATTTCGTCTTCCAGATCATTTGACTGAGCTGGTTGTGCTGGTGGCAATCCAAATGGATCTTGCTCTACACCATTAATTTGCGCCGCACCGCCAGAGTATCCGCCTGCAACTTCAGTGAATGGATCTTCACTCTCCTGCTTCTCAGCCAGCTCTAGCACTTGCACTGCTCGTAATCTCAATGACACGCCATTAATTGTGCCTGTATTGTATGGCACGACTGTCACTGCGATATTCACAGTTGACCCTGATGTCAGCTCAAATCCATCAGGTAATTTTTTACGTGATGCATCGACCTGACGTGGTGGGTTTGTGGCCTCGCCAGAGTAAGCGCCTTTTAGTTTAGCCTTGCCAATCCAATCGCCCTGCTTTGCGTCATCACGCTTGTATGGCAAACTTAATGGTTGCTCAGGCCACTTGCGCTTACTTGTCTCTAACGCCGCCGCATTTTTATATGCTTGCATACAGATCGTGTTCAGCTCCTTGCACTGCTCACCTGTAAGGTTAAACGACATCTCGTAAGCCGCCCCCTCAGCAGTGGGTTCACACTTTTGAGATTTGTATTCTTCCTGATCAAATCTGTATGTTTGATTTAGTCTTGGATATAGCGCCTTCACGCCAGATATTATGTGTTGCATTTTACAACTCCTTTTAAATATGCGTAGCACCCCTACGCTGGGATTAGTTATAAGCCGTGGTCTTCATCAAGATAAGCTGGAAGACTAATCGTATCCAGCTCAGGCCAGCCTGTATCAAAAGTGTTTGTATCTTGTGCCACTTTGATTTTTCGCAATGTCTTAAACATTTCGTCCTCGGCATACTTGTTATATTTATCTGACATTTCATAGCAGGCTGTAGCGTATGAGCCTTTTTTCAGTAGCAATAAATATAAAATTTGTAGTTTCAATTCCACATAGCTTTAAGATGTAGCGGTATACGCAACTTTGCAAATCATAGCGGAAATTCCTCACAGCCTTATCAAAACCACGATAGGATGCGTCTAAGCACGACTTTAGGTCTATTACTATAGCCAGCCTCTTTTAACAGCCCATCGGGGCGGCATTTTAGCTCAAGCCCTGTTTTTGGGCATTCAGCTATAAAGCTATATTCAGCCAGCAGATCTTCATTGGTTAATAAATTTCTAGCCATTTTGTTTTGCAGGCAACCATCAACCATTTTCTGACACTGTTCATACTCGCCCTCTGGCAATAGGATCTCATCGTCACCTAGAAAATTTTCCTGATCTTTCCAAGCCTTACTGCCACGACGTTGCAACCCAGAGTTAGTTACCAAGTTTTTCTCTGGCTCTAACAGCATCGCATGAAACGCAGATCCCAAGATCATAGCTGGTGTAGAATTAAACTTAGCATTCTTCCAGTGGTACAATGATGACGTTGCGACTGTCTTCACAGCGCTTGATGAAATTGCAGGCAGTTCGTGGTATGCCTTATTTGACAGCTCTTCGCTGGGTATTATTTGCATTTATATTCTCCTAATTTACTTGTTTAAAACTTCTGCGCCATATAGCGCAATGAGTGCCGCCTTCAGCGCGACCATCATCTTTCTTCCTGACAAACTTCTCAGCATAGTCAGGAAATCTCTGCATCGCCAACTGTCGGCTGGTATCCTTATCAGATGACAAGCCAAAGTGTTTCTTCCATTTCTGAGGCGTCACTAAATGCATTGGCGTTTTGTTAGCCGCCACACATGCAAGCAAAGATCCGTATCCCATGCCAAACCTAAACGTGGCAACCGATGATTGATTTGGCCTCGATGCCACTTGCTCAATCACAGCCATTCTTAACTTTGCCTCTGGCTCAAAAATATGCAGGAGCGTGTATATATCAACTTCCGTTTTATTTTTAGAGTTAAGCACTGTCGGCATATCCACGACATCTAGATCTTTAGTGCGTGTGCAGTAATGTGCAATCGCTCCAGAGAAACCGCAATCAACACCAATGACTATCATTCCACAACCTGTATATTCTCAGCGTCAGATGTCTCTGGCTTGGCAACTTCAACGCCAGCTTTTGTCGCCGCCACAATAGATGACATCCTAACAAATGCGCTAAAACTTAGACCCGACTTATTGGCGGCCTCTGCGATGGCGTCATGTTGCGCCCCACTAAAATTAATTAATACTCTCTTATCAACCATTTTGTTCTCCTTGGTTTAATTATCTAAGCACTGCAACCTGAGCCACAGTGCTTATTAATTA